GTGTCGCCCCTCGCGCGTATAACAGGCAAATAAAGAGATTCCTTACCGGGGTATTCCGGGGTTTTTTTGCGTTTTTTCACATTAAACGAGCGCTTGAAAGCATAACGTTCATATAGAGCAATCGTATAGCCGTTCCGCGCCATATTCGCGCAATCATATAACCGTTTATTCAATCGTTTATCGGTCATAACCCCTCCTTACCTTTCCTTTCCTGGCGTGCCGGAAGCCGCCCAGGGCGTCGGGGCTCAACTGATCGCGCAGCTCGTACGCTCGTTTGTGGACGGCTTGCTTCGTGATGCCGTACATATTCGCGATGATCTTCGCCGGCAGCCGACCGGGGAGCTCGAGCGCCCATCGCGTAAGCTCGACGTGCCGGCGTACCTGGAACGAGCCGGAGAGGGCCAGGGCGTCGATGAATCCGCGAAGCATTCGCCGGACGTGATCGCGTGTAATAAACGCGTCCGTCTCCGTCCTCATAATCGGCTCGACGTTCGATACGAGCAGCGCGGCCGGCTCGTCGGAATTCCAGACGGCGGCGTTCGGTTTGACCTCGAAGATATGCCGGGGCTTAACGGCCTCGCGGAAAGGTAGCACGCCGTTCGCCCTCATCGTCGCCTGGTCGGCCTTCGTCTGCTGGAAAAACCAGGTATCGAATAGCCGGGCGTACTTCGTCGGCGCCGTTAGGTCGTGCAAGGGTTTGGGCACGCATCGGTTTTAGTTTAATTCCTTGCCAGGGTTCAAAGGGCAAAGGTTACGCCAAGCGCCCAGGGCATAGTCGTAAACGATTAGCCGGTGGCGCGTTAGCCGGTTAAGGCAGCTTTTCGGATTACGGCCCTTCGGGTATTCCTGGTCTATGAATTGCCGTAGCCGTTCGGTCGTGATCGTCGCGGGCAGGGTGGCGACCAGGGCGACGAGGGCGTCGTGCTTCTCGCGTCGTCGGGCCTGGGCGGCGAGGGTCGCCTTCTGTCGATGGGCCTCCATCGTCTCCGGGGTATCCTTCCAGGCCCTCGCCCATCGCCGGAGGGTACGGAGCTGCGCGGCGCGTTTCCTGGTCATTCCTTTCCTCGGCCTATTGTTCGCGCTCATAAGCTTAACCGGGCCCGATGGGGTGGGGCTTGCGGACGGAGCCCCGACCGGCGACGGCCACGGAGCCGAGGGAGGGGCTCAATATTACCCCGAAGGGGTATATATTACGGAAGTATGACACGGAGGTATGACACGGAAGTATGACGAGAGGGGAGGGGTTCGGCTTAACCTTTGCCAAGGGGGTCGAAAGGGGTCGGAGGGTATCCAGGTAAGGGTCGGGCCGTTCTAATCGATTCTCGACCCCTTTACGCTCGATTGCGAGGGGGTCTGGCTCTGGGGCCTGGTCGGCTGCTGGGGAGGGGTGCCGGCAAGGTCGGCCTCGGTCGCGTACTCCCATCGGATAACGCCGGGCTCGCGGGCGTGCCGCAGGAGTATCTCGCCCTTACGTTCGCCGGCGGCGTCGCGGAGGCCGGCCCGGTTGCGGCGCTTCGTTAGGCCGAATCGGAATACCGGCTCCTCTCCTGGTAGGCGCTGGATTACGCCGACCTCCCTTACGAAATTTACGAGCTCGGAAGCCCCGGCCCCGCTATATGCGAGGTCGGATATCGTCTGCCCTTCGCGATCCTTGGCCGTCCTGGGCTTCGTCGTATGATGGATCGCTAGGAGTACGACGCCGGAGGCCTCGAGGTAGGGGGCGAGCTGGTGCCGACAGAATTCGGTAACGGCTACCTGGTCGGCGACCTCGATACCGCAGTAAGACAGCAAAGGGTCGACGACCACGAGGTCGGGCGCGTGCTTCTTCGTAAGCTGCTCGAGGCGGGCGAGGAATGCCGGGCCGACCGAGGTCGAGTCGCGGTAGATATGTAGGTTCTCCTCGAGGGTGGCGCGTTCGGGCGCGTGAAGGTTCAAGCCGGCGCATATGTCGACGAACCCCTCGGCCACGTCGCCCAGGCAGTTCTCGGCCTGGAGGTATACGATACGCAAGGGGCGCTTGGCGCGTATGCCGAAAAAGGGGCGATGCGTCGCGAGGCAGATCATAAGTTGCGTCGCGAAGCTGGATTTACCGACGCCGGACTGCGAGACGAGGAGCATCGAGCCGCCCCGGGTAAGCCATCGGTCGCCGATAACCGAGTCGGGGTCGTTAAATCGGTCGAAGGCCTCGAGGGCGCCGAGGGTCATATGCTCCAGGCCTTCCTCGTCGCCTTCGCGCCGGCGAAGGTGCTCGCGGACGTCGAGCAGCCGGGCCAGGGCGTCGGGGTCGGCGTCGGGCAACTCGGCCTCCTGCTGCGCCTTCGCGGCCCTGGATTTGATTAGCCGGAGGGAAGCGGCGCGAAGGATGAGCTCGGCCCAAGCCGGATTATAGGGCCGCGTTTCGTGATCCGAGGTAAGGGTGGGAACCTCGATAGGCAGGACGGAGGAGCCGACCTGGCGCAAGTAATCGTTAACGACGAGCTCGTCGGGCGGTATGCCTTGGGCTTCGAGGGCGAGCATCGCGCCGGCGATCTCGATATGCTTCGGCTCGGCGAAATCCGAGGGCCGTATCTCCGGCGGTAGGTGCCGGCCGTCGCGTATCAGAACGCCGAGCAGGGCACGCTCCGCGTCGATGGAGGCGATTAAGGACATAGGGGAGGGAGTATTTGCCGCGATGCGTTCGCGGGGTCAAGGTTTACGGCTTGCGTCGTCGCTTGTGCAGCGCGAGTAGGTCGGCCTCGCGGAAGTAAAGGTTCTGGTGAAGGCCGGAGAGGCCCCGGATCGTACGGAAGTATCGGGAGGGTATCTTATGGCGCCTTGCCATCTCGCGGACGGCTACTGCGGATAGGTTTAGGCGGTCGGCGATGTCGACAGGCCTGGCCCATCCTTTCGGAACCTTCTCGGCGCCGGTTACGTTAAACCCCTCGATTGCCTGGTCGAGCGTTCGATACGGCTTGGCCGGCCGATAGACGAAGGCCCGGAAGGGTTGCCCCTCGGGGCTTACTCCGCGCCAGGGCATACGCTCGAGGACGCCGCGAGCGTGCATCGAGGCCGCCCTGGTGCTCGCGTTATGGCGCCAGCGCATATTAAAGAGGCGCTGGAGGTCGGTGATCGTGAACCAGCCGGCCGGCGGGGCCGCGTTCCTGGTCGGCGCCTTGAGCAGCTCGGCGAGGCCCCGGATCGCCCTCTTGAATTTATGACTCATACCTTCGGCGAATATATCTTGAGGTCGGTCTGCCATATCCAGCGGCCAGGCGAAATACGATGGACGAGCCAAACCTTCCAGGAGTCGCCGTCGACCCAGCCGGCGGCGAAGCCGGAACCCCAGCGCGAGGTCGCGAGGCGATGCGACGCGTAATCCATATCTTCTTTCCGGCATAGGCAGCCGGCCGAGAAGGCCGCGCCGCCGTTATGCTTCTGGAGGTTAACCTGTTCGAGCCGGTGTATATGCCCGCAGATAAGGGCGCCGCCCCGGTCGGCGTAGTGCTTCCCCTGGTCGTGTACGGCGTTTACGCCGTGGGCGTAACCGTGAACGAAGGCGACAGGCCCGAGCCGATATACGCCGCGCTCGGCGTGATAGGGTAGAACCTTTCGGCAGCCGACGGCCTTCGCGGTCGATACAATCTCGTCGAGTACGTCCTGGCAATAATCGCGCTTTATGGCCGAGCCGGTCGAGGCGATCATCGTATTAAGCCGGTGCTCGTGATTGCCCATAAGGTAGACGGTGGGCTTGAACGAACGAAGGAATGCGGTACCGGCCTTGCGGTCGTCGTCCAAGCTTTCGGCGTGCTCCGCGTCGTCGGCCTTTCCGCGAAGGGAGCGCATATCGAAACAGTCGCCGAGCATTACGCGCTCGTCGGGGCGATAGTCGCGGCAGAATTCGGCCAGGGCGGCGAGGGCCTCGGGGTCGGCTTTGTCGCCGTGATTGTCGCCGGCGGCTACGAATCGAATCGGTTTGCTCATAATTTCTTTCGGGCCTTCTGCTGCGCGAGCAGCTCGTCGCGGCGCTTCCGGCATTCCTCGATGGTTCCCTCGAGGCGCTCGATCACGTCGACGCCGTTCGACCGGCATCGGAAATAGACGAGGCCGTTCGTTACCTGGAGGTTATGGTTCGGGTTGTAGGGCCTGGGGTTCTTGCGCTCCTTGCCCCATCTCGTTTTTGAAGGGCAGGAGGCCAGCCAGGCGGCGCGGGCCCTGGTTATACCTACCCGGGCGGCCCAGGCGTAATCGTCCTCGGTCAAAGGTTCCACGACGCCGCGAGCTTGCGTCCCTCCTGTTTGATCTCGTTCGTCGAATGGGGGCCGAACAGGTAAACGGCGTCGACGCCCTGGGTAAGTATCTCGCGAACGCTCCAGGCCTCCTCGTCATTTGCGGCGACGACCCCGGTCGTCTCGACGTAGACGGTTCGGACGCGCCAGCCCTTCGTATGTAGGAAGTCCCGGCATACGGAGAGCTCATTAGGGTATCTCCAATCCGATACGACGACCGTCTCGACCGGCTTATCGAAGCTGTCGCAGCAATATGTCGCCCATTGGGCCAGGTGCGCCGCGAATACGTCGCGGTTCAAGGATCGGGCGAACCGGCCGGCGGCGACAAGAAAGTCGCGGTGAGTCGTCTTAAATTCGTCGTTATGGAAATCACCGGGCAGCCCCAGGTCGGCCAAGAACAGGTTGGCGGCGTGCTTTAGCGCGTCGGCAAAGT